GCCTGCGCCAGTCGGCCGACCAGCTCTATGAGTTGGCCGAGCGTGCCGACACGCCGTCGCGCAGCCTCGTCGCCGTGCAGATGCTGCACGACGCGATCGAGACCGTCGCCGGCGACGTCCGCGCGGTCGTGCGCGGCCGCGGCCACCGCTGACCGATCTGGTGGGCATGGTCCGCCTGGGCGGCACCATGACCGTCCACACCGGCCGCCTGCAGCCGCTCTTGGTGGGCGTCGCGGTGCGGCAGAGCCTGACCCCCACCGCCCGCGCGCAAGCCGCGCTGGCGGGCGGCGCAGGCGGCACGGCACCGACGTGGCGCGCAGCCCTCGCCGGCCTGCCGCCGGGGCCGCACGCCCCCCCGGCAGGAGCCGCGGACTGACCGGATCGGACCTACCCACCCCCCCCGGTCGCGGGTCCTCCCCGGCGCTGTCGGTATGCGGGGCGCAATGGCACATACGATCCCCAGCTACAGGATCTGAAAGGGGTTGCCACTCATGAGCGAGCTGGTCTCCGTCCGGCAGTTCGCGAAGCTGGACGGCTGTAGTCACACGCTGGTCCAGAAGGCTGTACGCGAGGGAAAACTGCCGATTTCGGCAGACGGCAAGCTCGATCCTGCCCTCGCCGGCAGCGACTGGCGGAGGCAAAATCGACGTGGCAACCCGGGTGGCAACACCGCGGAAGTTGCCACGAAGGTTGCCACCCCGCCCGAAGTGGCAACACCGGCGCAGCCGCGCGTGGCAACCGGCCCGGCCGACCCCGTCGAGGCGCTGACGCTCGGCGACGAGGATTTCATCGCCTCGGTGCTCGCCGGCCGATTTATGTCCACCGCCGAGGCGGAGCGGATCAAGGAAAACGGCCTCGCCGCCAAGAACCTCCTCGCCGCCCGCAAGGAAGCCGGCGACGTCATCGACATCGAGGTCGCCGAGGCGGTGCTGTTCGAACAGGCGCGGCAGATCCGGGACGCATGGATGAATTGGCCGGCGCGGGTCGGTCCGCTGATCGCGGCCGAGATCGGCGTCTCCGCCGACGCGGTCCTGGAGGCGCTGAATCGGCATGTCCAAGACCAGCTCAAGGATCTCGGCGAGCCGGACCCCGACTTCGCCGGAGAGCAAGGCTGAACGACTAGCCCGATCGTGGCGCAAGGGGCTGACGCCCCCGCCACGCATGACGGTGCCGGATTGGGCGGACAAATTCCGCAAGCTGGCGAAGTCCGCCGGCTCAACCTCGGGGCAGTGGAAGACCAACACCGTCGAGATCGCGCGCGGGCCGATGCTCGCGGTGACAGAGCCCGGCGTCCACGTCATCACCGGCATGGTCTGCACGCAGCTCATGAAAACGGCGCTGATCGAGAACACGGTCGGTTATTTCATGCACCTCGATCCGTGCCCGCAGCTGCTGGTGCAGCCGAAGGACGAGGCGGTCGAGGCATTCTCGAAAGAGCGGATCGGGCCGCTGATCAAGGCGACCCCCGTGCTCCGCGAGCTGGTCGGCTCGAAGAAGACGCGATCGTCGGAAGAAACGCTGACGTACAAGGCGTACCCGGGCGGCTTCCTCGCCATGGTCGGCGCCGGCAGTCCGGACAACCTGGCGCGCCGGCCGGTGCGGAACACCTATTACGACGAGGTCGATAAATACGTCGTCACGCGCGAGGGCGACGCGATCGGGCTGGGCGATGAGCGCCAGGCCACGTTCCCGCAGTATCTGTCGCTCCGCGTATGCTCGCCCACGATCGAGGGCGAGAGCCGGATCCACACGAGCTACCTCGACGGCGACCAGCGCCAGGCGTCGGTTGAATGCCCGGAGTGCGGCCACCGCAATTTTCTCGAGTTCTTCCGCAGCGTCGACTGGCAGAAGGATTACAACGATCAGGGCGTCGTCATCGCCCATCACCCAAAAACGGCCGCGGTGCTGTGCGAGGCGTGCGGGGTGCCATGGAGCGAGGGGCAGCGCCTGAAGGCGGTGTCGGGGCCAACCGCGACGGTCCGCTGGCACCAAACCAAGCCCTTCTACTGCTGCGGCAAGCATCACGATCCGCTCGCCGACTATGAGGCGGCCTGGAAGGCACCCGAGGAACAACGCCCCGTCGATCCGGTCGCGCATGTCTGGGATTGGTGGGCGGGCGATCGCTGGGCGGTCTATCGCGCGCGGTGTCCGGACTGCGGCACCTGGCCTGTCGATAACGAGCATGCCTCGTTTACCGCCGGCAAGGTCTTCAGCCCATGGCCGAAGGATGCGCCGCCCAAGCAGGCCAAGAAGTGGCTCGATATGAAGGACGATCCGGATCAACGGGTCATCTTCGACAACACGCAGCGCGGCCAGCCACACCGGCGCGCATTGAGCAAGAACCTGACGGCCGAGACGCTGGCCGCGCGCGCCGAGACCTGGGCGGCCGACGTGCCGGACGGTGTCGGCATCATCACCGTCGGCCTCGATACGCAGGACGATCGCGTCGAGATGGAGTTCGTCGGCTGGGGCCGAAACGAGGAGAGCTGGAGCCTCGCCTATGTCGTCATCGATGGCGACACCTCGCAGCTGGAAACATGGGAGCGCGTCGACCAGCAGCTGCTGCGCACGTTCCGGCGTGCCGATGGCCGGCCGTTCACCGTCTCGGCCGCCTGCGTCGACTCTGGTGGTCACCGCACCAACGAGGTCTATGCCTTTGCCAAGGCCCGGCTCGGCCGGCACGTCTGGGCGATCAAGGGCGCCTCCGAGCGTGGCGGCAAGCGCGCGCCGGTCTGGCCGACAGTCAAACCGACCAACCGCAAGAAGTCGCAGTTCCGCCCCGTCAGCATCGGCACCAATGCCGCGAAGGATACGTTGCGCGGCCGCCTCGGCGTTGAGACGCCCGGCCCGGGTTACATGCACTTCGACGCCCGTCGCGAGCTGGCCTGGTACGAGCAGTTGATCGTCGAGCAGCTGAAGATGAAGATCCAGGCCGGCGTCCGGATCACCTTTTGGGATTGCCCCAAGGGCAAGGCCAACGAGAGCACCGACTGCCGGATCTACGCCTATGCCGCGCTGCAGGGCCTGATCCACTTCGGCATGCGGCTGAACGAAGAAGTCGAGACCGCCTCTGAGCGGTACCGCGACGCACCCGCGATCGCGGACGAACCAAAGGCAGAGCGCTGGGGTGAGCCCGACGCCGGCGCTGGCGGATGGATAGGCAGCGCCGAAGGCAGCTGGCTCTAGGAGGTGACGATGGCGTTCAGCCAGACCGACGTCGACACGCTGAAGGCAGCGATCGCGAGCGGCGCAATGCGCGTCCGCTATGCGGATGGTCGCGAGATCCAGTATCGGTCGCAAGCCGAGCTCGAGCGCGCTCTGTTCCTTGCGCAGGGTGAGGTCGCCGGGCCGGCTGCGAAGCCTTCGCGCAGTTTCGTGGTGGGCTTCTGATGAACTGGCTCGACAAGACAATCGGCTGGTTCGATCCGATCGCCGGCAACCGCCGCGTCAGCGCCCGCGTGGCGATGGATATCAAGGGCCGCGCCTATGACGGCGCGAAGCGCGATCATCGCACCGCCAGCTGGACGACGCCCGGGTCGAGCGCCAACACCGAGGCCGGCGCCGGCGAGGAGATCGTCCGCAACCGGTCGCGCGATCTTATCCGCAATAACGGCTATGCGCTCCAGATCGTCGAGACCTTCGCCGACCACGTCGTCGGTACCGGCATCGTCGGCGCGCCCACCGGGCTGAAGGGCCGGAACGCCAAGACGGTGTCGGCCGGCTGGCGCAGCTGGTGCGAGGCCTGCGATCATGACGACGACCAGGATCTGAACGGCCTGGTCTGGTCGGCCGTGAAGGGCATGGCTGAATCGGGCGCAGCGATCATTCGCTTTCACCGCCAGGCATTCGACGGACGCGCGACGATCGCGCCGCTGAAGCTCCAGGTTATGGAACCCGACTTCATCGACGTCGTGAAGACCGGCACCACCAGCGAAGGCGGCTACATCGATCGCGGCATCGAGTACGACAGCAAGGGCCGCAAGGTCGCCTATTGGCTGCTGCCGGCGCATCCCGGGGACGTCGCCAGCTGGCGCGGTCATGGCATGATCAGCGAGCGGGTGCCGGCCAGCGAGGTCGTTTACCTCTATAACAAGCTGCGCCCCGGGCAGGACCGCGGCATGCCACTCCTCGCGCCGGCGATCATGACGCTGCAGGATTTGCGGAGCTATTTCGCGGCCGAGCTGGTCCGCAAGCGTACCGCGGCCTGCATGGTCGGCGTCATCACGACGCAGGACGACGACCTGAAGATCGGGATCGATCCGGCGACCAAGGCCAGCAAGACCTATGGCCCGCAGAAGCAGAAGTTCGAACCGGGCATGTGGACCCGGCTGTTGCCTGGGGAGAACGTCGAGTTCAACACGCCCCCGGCCGACTCAGGCGTCGACGCGATGGCGACGCAATATCTGCGCGAGGCGGCCGCGGCGGCCGGCGTCATGTATGAGCACGCCACTGGCGACTTCAGCCGGGTCAATTATTCATCCTGGCGCGCCGGGCATCATGGTTTTCGCCGGCGGATGGAGCGGATCCAGTGGCTGGTGGTGATCCATAAGCTGCTCCGCGTCATCGCCCAGCGGTACCGCGAGGCGGCACAGGCGGCCGAGCTGCTGCCGGCGCAGAACTTCGGCTGGCGCTGGACGCCGCCCGGTTTCATCTCGGTCGATCCCTACAAGGATGCCCAGGCGGATCTCGCGAACCTCCGGATGGGTAAGGTGACGCTGTCGCAGCTCGTCGAGGAGCGCGGCTACGATTACCTCGAGTTCCTGTCGCAGTTCGCCGAGGATCTGGCCAACGCGGAAGCCGCCCTCGGCGCCGGCGTGATGTTCGATGGCGACCCGCGCAAGGTGCTGAACGTCGGCACGCCTGCCAAGAGCGGCCAGGACAAGGCCGATACCGACACCGCCGGCGCTGACGCCGCGGCCTGACCCCGGAGACACCTATGGACCCCGAAAACCCCGCTTCCGCGGTCGAAGAGACGCGCGCGATGCCGATCGTCACGCGCGAGCTGACGATCCGCGCCGACACCTTTGACGAAGCCGAGAACACCGTGGAGGTCGTGTGGACGACCGGCGCGCGCGGCACCCGCATGGACTGGCGCCGCTGGGAGCTGATCGAGGAAGAGCTTTCCACCGACCCCAAGCACGTCCGTCTCGATCGCATCAACAGCGGCGGGCCGGTGCTGAATTCCCACCGGAGCTATGACCTGTCGTCGCAGCTCGGCGTCGTCGTCGACGGCTCGGCGCGCCTGGCAAACGGGGAGGGCACCGCCACGCTGCGCTTCTCGCGCCGCGAGGAGGTCGCGCCGATCGTCCAGGACATCCGCGACAAGGTCATCCGCAACGTGTCCGTCGGCTACCGCGTCCACGAATACGAAGTCACCGAGCGCGAGGGCGAGCGCCCCATCTACCGGGCGATCGACTGGGAGCCCTACGAGTTCAGCTTCGTGACGATGCCGTTCGACGCCGGCGCCCAGACGCGCAGCGCAGAATCCGCGCAGGGCGGTCATCCCTGCATTTTCCGCCGAGCATTGCCGGCATCCACCCAGGAGACCAGAATGGACCCCGAGGACCAGGCCGCCAATACCACGGCGACCACCCAGACCCGCAGCGAGCCGGCGAGCACCACGCCCCCGGTGACGATCGAGCAGCCGGCCCAGCAGCAGCGCACGGCCACCGTGGCGATCGCCGATATCCGTCGCGCCGCCACCAACGCCGGCCTCGACACCGATGCGACTTTCGAGCTGATCGGCGAGCACGAAGCCACCCCGCTGACCCGCGATGCCCTGATGGCGAACATCGGCCGCCGCTTTGCCGAGCGTGACAGCGGCGCGCAGACGGTGAACCGCGTGTCGGCGACCGTTGGCACCGGCGTGACGCTCACCCGCGCCATGTCGGACGCCGTATTCCACCGGATGGCCGGTGGCGAGCTGGCGCAGGACGCCCGCCAGTTCCGCGGCATGGGCATGCTGCGCATGGCCGAGGAGCTGCTCGGCTCGTCGGGCATCTCGACCCGTGGCATGGTGCCGAACGAGATCGCCGAGCGGGCGCTGCATTCGACGTCGGATTTTCCGGCGCTGATGTCGAACGCCATGAACCGCCGCCTGCGCGCCGCCTATGCGGAGCATCAGCCGACCTATCGCCTGTGGGCCCGCCGCGCGCCCAACGCGCCGAACTTCAAGGCTATCGACGTCGTGCAGATGTCGGCAATGCCGGACCTCTTGAAGGTCAACGAAGCCGGCGAATTCCGGTACGGCACCGCGTCGGATGGCAAGGTCAGCTATGCGCTGCTCACCTATGGCCGCATCATCGCCCTCTCACGCCAGCTCATCATCAACGATGATCTGAACGCGCTGGATCGTGCGATGACCGGCTTCGCCGCGGCGGCCAACCGCCTCGAGAACCGCACGGTCTATTCGCAGGTAACCGGCACCAGCCTGTTCCCGGATGGCAAGCCGCTGTTCGATGCCGCCCACGGCAACCTGTCGCCGGCGGCCGCCGCGATCAGCCCGACGTCGCTCGGCGCCGGCCGCAGCCGGATGCGCAAGCAGAAGGGCCTGCAGGACGAGGAGCTGAACATCGCTCCGTCGTTCCTGATCGTCCCCACAGACCTCGAGCAGCTGGCCTACCAGTACACCAGCTCGCAGTTCGTGCCGGGTAAGGCGACGGATACCAACGAGTTCCGCGCCGGCGGCCGCACCGCGCTCGAGCCGATCGTCGAGCCGATCCTCGATCGCACGTCGGCCAAGGATTGGTACCTGGCCGCCAGCAACAGCGACGTCGACACGGTCGAGTATGCCTACCTCGAAGGTGCCGAGGGCGTGCAACTCTCCAGCCGCATGGGCTTCACGGTCGACGGCGTCGAGCTGAAGGCCAGCCTCGACTTCGCCGCCTCGGCGATCGACTGGCGCGGCCTGGACAAGACGATCGGCGCGTAAACGCCCTTCGTCCCCACCCACCTCTATGGCGGGCGGCGCTCCGGCCCCGCCCGCGGAGAACCAGCATGAAGAACTTCCGTCACCGCGGCGATACGTGCACGTTCGTCGCTCCGGTTGCTGTCGCCTCGGGCACCGGCTTTCAGGTCGGCCGTCTGTTCGCGGTCGCCAACACCGATGCCGCTCAGGGCGCCGAAGTCGAAGGCGACGTCACCGGCGTCTTCGTTCTGCCGAAGAGCAATGCCGCCGGTACCGACGCGACTGCCGGCACGCTCGCCTATTGGGACAACACGGCGAAGGTCGTGACCAAGACGGCGAACGGCAACCTGCTCATCGGTGCCTTCACCCGCGATTGCCTCGCGGCCGACGCCACCTGCGTCGTTCGCCTCAACGGCGCGGCAGCCTGATCCTGACGGCCGGACGCCTCGCGCGTCCGGCCAATTGGAGTGTTCCCCGATGAAGAAGATACTCCTCCACCGCTCGGCGATCGACAACGCTGGCCGCTACCAGGACGCCGGCGCCACGCTGACGATCGCGGACGGCGACAAGCCCGAGACGATCAGCGCAGAGCGAGCCGGCGAGCTGCTCGACAACGATGGCGCCGTGCCGGTACCGACCGCTACGCGCGATCCGCTCGACCACGACGGCGACGGCCGCAAGGGCGGCGCGGTCAAGGTCGCCTGATGTCCGTCTGGGATGCCGCGGGGGCGGCGATCGCCGCTGTCTTCGCGGACCCCGAACCCGTCATCTACACGCAAGGCGGCGTGATCTTGCCGCCGATCGGCGCGGTTCGCTCCGACGCTGCTGCCCCAGCGTTCGCCGGCGCCGGCAGCACGCTGCGCAAGACGACGTATGAGATCGCCAAGGCGGCGCTGCCGGCCGAACCGACCAAGAAGGACAGCTTCATCCATCGCGGCCGCAAGTGGACGATCGACGATCGTACCAGCCTCGATGCCAACGATGCCTGGCTGCTTGTCGTCTCCGATGCAGGATCTGCGCTTTGACTGTGCGCGATCAGATCATGGCAGCGATCGAGGCGGCGATCGCCGACCTGGCCGCGGAGGTTGAGGTCGAACCTGCCGGCGATCCTATCGATTTCCCCGCCCTCGGCATCACCGACGGGGGCCACAGCGTGCTCGAGCATGAGGTCACGATCACCAGGCGCTCCATGATGGTGACGATCGACGGCTTCGTTGAGGGTGGCAACGGCAGGGCGCCCACCGCCGAGCGCAACGCCCTTTGGGCGACCGTAGTCACCGCGCTGCTCAACGATGAAACGCTCGGCGCACTGATCGAGGTGATCGACGACGGCGACTACCGGCCGGTCACCGCCACCCTCGCGAACGTCCGCCGCCTCGGCTTCACGCAGGACTTCGAGATCCAGTTTTCCACTTCGCGGGCCGACCCCGCTCTACCCGCCTGAAGGAGGCCCCATGGACCAGACCATTCGCCCGGCCAACGTCGCCGTGCTTTTCAAGCTCGAAGGCGTCGAAGCCGTTGACGCCAACCCCGATCCGGCCGTCGACGCCATCCCGGTCGAGGCGGACAGCGTTACCTATGGCACGCCATGGACGCAGGAAGATGCCAACGAGGCGACCGGCAGCCTCGTCGCGGGCGCACCGCTGATCATCGGGCAGGTCACGCCGATCAGCTTCAAGTCGCGCATCAAGGGTGCGGGCGCGGGAGCGACCTATTCGCCGACCGTCAAGCCGCCGCTGCACCAGCCCTTGCAGGCCTGTGGCTGGCGCGGCCAGTTCACCGCCGCAATCGCGGCGGCAGCCGCCGCGGCAGGTTCGGCGACCAGCCTGACGCTGCCGGCCGGCTTCCCCGCCGTGTCGCGCGCGGTGCTCGGCATGATCCTCATGCTGACCTCCGGTGCCGGCGCCGGTGCGCAGCCCGCCGTCATCGATTATTCGACCGGGCGCGTCGCAACGCTGGCCGACACGTTCAACCCGCCCCTCGATGCGACCACGACGGTCGCGCTGCCGGCGAACTGGACCTATGCGCAGACCTCGCCGAGCGATGCGGCCTCTCGCCTGACCGATCAGCCTTCGGGCACCTGCTACATCTACGAAGACGGCCGACTGATGAAGTTCGTCGGCTGCCGCGGCACCTTCACGCCCGACGGCAAGAGCGCGCGGCCGGGCTATGGCACCTTCAACATGACCGGCATCTACGCCGGTCGCGTCGATGCGCCGATGCCTGCCAACCTCGTGATCGCCGGCCACTCGGCGCCGGTGCTGGTGCAGGGCGCAGGCGTGTCGCCGGCCGCCAGCCTCAACCGAAAGGCGGCGACGATCAGCACATGGTCGATGGACCCGGGCAGCGCGATCGAGAACATCGACGATCCGAACACGGCCTATGGCTTCGGCGCCGGCCAAATCGTCGACCGCAAGAAGATGCTGAAGGTCGATCCGCTGGCGACGCTCGTCGCCAACCGCGACACGATCAGCGATATCGGCAACGGCGTGCAGATGCCCGCCGTGCTGCGCCACGGCAGCCAGCAGGGCAATCGCTGGGCGCTGGTGATGTCGGCCGCGCAGCCGGTCACGCTCGATAATGCGATGCGCGGCAAGCTGCGCTCGGACGACGTCACCTTGCAGGTCCGCTCGATCGGGAGGGACGGCTACGGCCGCGACACCGACGGCGTCCTCTGCTTTTACTGAGGCGAGCCCCATGATCCTGACCAGCACGGGCGCGACGCTCGCCTATACGCCGCTGTGGCTCTGCGATGCAGACGGCAATCCGAAGGCCGGCGCGCCGGTCATCCACCTGCGCGGTGGCTCGGTCATCGAGCGCGGCCAGATGGAGGCCGAACTGGCGGGGCCGCACCGTGCTGCTCAGGTCTGGGGCTGGGAATTGCGCCAGGCGATACGCTCCGGCGTCATCCACCTGCTCGCCGAAGATCCCGAGCTCGACAAGCTGCTCGGCTTGATCGAGGCCGAAGGGGAGGGCGAAGCCGAGCAGCTGTCGGTCGAGGACAAGGCGCTGCTCGCCAGCGTGCGGGACGTGCTGGCGGTGAACTGGCCGGAATATCGCGACCTCGTCGCGCAGCTGGAGCGTCGCCGCGCGATCGCGCCGATCGTGGCGCTGAAGCGCTATTGCACGGGCATGGAGGTGGCGGGCGTCACTTTCACGCTCGATCGAAACGGGCAGGTCAGCGACGCGACTCTTGGCCAGCTGGAGCCGTTCCTGCTCAGCCTCGCCGGCAGCAAGGCCTATGAGTTGCAGAAGCCGGGCGGGCTGGAGGGAAACTCGCCGCGGCCGTCGCCGTCAGACGTCAGCCCGAAGCCTTCCAGTTCGGCCGCACGGTCGAAGGCGGGTGGGAAATCGCCGGCCAAAAGTGGGCGGAAAACCCGCGTGTCGCGCTCCCCGCGTGGATCTGGCCAGTCGTCGACCTCTGGTTTCACTGCCGGCGTTTTGCCTCTCCCCTGATGCCGCAGGTCCTGCCTTGCCCGGGAAGCCCGGGCGAGCAGCCCGCCGCGCTGATGGACGCCTTCCTGATCATCGACGATCTGGAGAAGCCTAGTGGCGAATGATGGCGCGGATTTCTCGATCGATGCCGCAGCGCTGACACGCGATGGTGATCTTGTCGTTCGTCGCCATCTTACCGCTGGCGTCCGGACCGTCGCCCGCGTTACCAGAACGACCGAACAGAAGCTCGAAGCCGCGACGCAGTCAGCTGTCCCAGGCCAGCTGTTCCGGGCCTGGAAGTCGTCGACCTTCCCGAAGAAGGCGGGACCGGCTCGCAATCCCGCCGGCACGATTTGGCTCAACGGTGGCGCACAAACGCGTGCAGCCATTGAATTCTGGACGCAGCCCGGCACCATTCGAGGACGGCAAGGCCAATACCTGGCCATCCCGCTTCCAGCTGCCGGCATGAAGCCCGGCAATGGACGCGGCCGTGACGGTCGGCCGACACCCGTCGAGTGGGAAGCGCTCCATAACCAAGAGCTGATCTTCGTCGCCCGCCCCGGCCGGGCGGCGTTGCTGGTGGCGGAAAACGCGGTGCTGTCGGGTCGCCGGCAGATCGCCAAGCCAAACACGCCAGGGCGGATCGCAAAAGGTCGCGGATCAGCAACCGTTCCGATCTTCGTCCTGATGCCCGTCGTGCAGCACCGCAACGCCTTCGCGATCAAGCCTGTCATCGACGCGTCTGAGGGCGAATTGGCGCAGGCTTTCCTGCTGGCTGTCAGAGAATTGGGGAGGGGCTAGATGGGATCGTCGTCGCAATTCGATATCGTCGCCCGCCTCCAGCTCCGCGCCGAACAATTCAGCAGCGAAGGCGGCCGGTCGTTCGCTGATCTCGCGACAAAGGCGAAGTCCTCGGCCGCCGGCATCCGCGACAGCTTCGGCCAGAGCTTTGCCGAGGTGCAGAAGCTGGCCGAACAGTCGATGAAGCTGCCTCGCACCGCGTCGGGATCGCTGGACCTGTCGGGCGAGATCGCATCGCTGCGGGAATCGGCCACGGCGGCTGACCAGAAGGCCGCCGTCGCGCGAGAACTCAGCGCCGCCATGCTCGCCGCGTCGTCCAGCTCGCGGACCGTCACCGAGGCGATGCGCCAGGAAGCGGATGCCGCAATGGTCGCGGCGCGGGGCGAGGAAGCCGATGCCACCGCTATCCGCCAGCGGATCCTCGCGCTCGAAGCGGTGCAGGTGCAGCTTAACAAGACGGCTAGTGCCACGGTCATCCACACGCGCGCCGCGAACGACAATGTCGTGTCGGCCGAGCAGCAGCGCCAATCGACGATCATGCTCGGTCAGCAGCTGCAGGACTTCTCGGTTCAGGTCGCGTCAGGCCAGAGTGTCGCCACCGCGTTTTCGCAGCAGATCGGACAGGCATCGTTCGCGCTTCAGAACATGGGCGGGAAGCTCGCCGGTGTCGCGGCCTTCCTGACCAGTGGCTGGGGCATCGCCGCGACGATCGCCGTCACCGTGCTGGCTCCTTTGGTGGCGAAGATCCTCGACCACAACGACGCGCTCGGAGACGCCGTCGACAAGCTGAAGAAGGAGGCGATCGAGTCGGAGGCGACCTCTCGCGCCCAGGATATATTTTCCCGGTCGGCCGAAGGCGTCGCGCAGGCACTGCGCGAACAGACCAAGGCGCTCGATGACGGTGACAGGGCTCTGCAAACGCGCGCTGAGCAGGCGAACATTGATGCCAAGAAAGAGCTTCAGCGTGAGATCGGCATCCGCAAGACCACGCTTGCGCTGATCGAGCAGGCAAAGGTGCTCGCGCAGAACGCGGGCGGTGTCACCGGTCCCGGCGGGGCCGACTCGCTGGTGAAGGCGCAGTATGACGGCGAGGTCGCCCGTCTCGAGGCGCTGGCCAAGGATCAGCAAAGCAAGATTGGGCAGCTCGAGCAGAACGTCCAGCGCACCCGGATCGATCTCGCGGCAGAAGCCGCCACACGCGCCCTGGATCCAATGGCGCGCATCAAGAAGATCTATGACGATCAGGCCGCCGCAGCTCAACGCGCAGCGACCGCCGAGGCGGCACGCGGCAAGCAGGTCGATGCGTCGCTAACGCGCGAATTGCAGCTGATCGAAACGAAGCGTCAGGCAGCAATCAAGGCGGAGCGCGATCGCCAGTCTGCGGCGAGCCGGCAGCCGACCCGCGATCCTGACCTCGCCACGCCCGCGAGCATTTCGAAGCTGCTGCGCGACGAACTCGGCGCGCGTATCACCAGCACGACCGGCGGCAAGCACGTCTCGAACTCCGACCATTATCGCAGCGCCGCGATCGACTTCGTGCCGAAGGGCGGCATGGGTTCGCTCACCAAGGATCAGATCCGCGACGTCTTCGAGAAGGCAGGCGTCTCGATCAAGCGCAATGCTGGCGGCATCGAGCAGCTGTTCGGCCCGGGCGACAAGGGCCACAGCGACCATTTCCATGTCGCCTGGGAGAAGGGGAAGCTCGCCGTCGACAATTATCGCGCGTCCGTGCGCGAGACGACGAAGGCGACGCGGGAAGCTGCGCAGGAACAGAAGCAGCTCGACAGCGCCCTCGATCAGATCCTCGGCAAGTTCGACCCGGCCGCCGATGCTGCCCGCAAGTATCGTGAGAAGCTGGCGGAGATCGACAAGCTGGCCCGCGCCGGCAAGATCACTCCCGATCAGGAGATCGCATACGTCCGCGGTGCGAAGCGGGACTACACCGCCGCCCAGAGCGCCAATTCCGAGCAGCTGCTGCGCGATACCTTCGGCGATGCCCAGGTCACCGCCGCGCTTGCCGACTTCGACCGAGGCGTCGCTGCTGGTGTCGAGGTGCTGGCGAACGGCGTCGACGATGCCGTCACCAGCTTCGGCGACGGCCTGCGCGATGCCGTCGGCAGCGCCATGGATCTGCTCGGCATCCGGATCAACGGCCCACTCCGCGGCCTGCTGCAGCCCGGCGGCATCGAGGGCCAGGCGAACGATATCGCCAAGTCGCTGACCGACAGCTTGAAGAACAGCAAGCTCGGGATCAGCCCGGAGTCGATCGAGAAGCTGAGCAGCACGCTGGGCTCGGCCCTCGCTGGCGCCTCCTACGGCCAGATCGGCGGGTCCGTGTTCGCCTCGATCACCGGCGGCAAGCAGAACCAGCTCGGAAGCGCGCTCGGCGGTGTTGCCGGCAAGGTCGCCGGTGATGCGCTCGGCAAGACCATCGCCTCCACCGTGGGCGGCACGCTCGGCAAGACGCTGGGCGGCGCAGCCGGGCCGCTGGGCGCGATCGCCGGCGGCATCGTCGGCAGCGTCATCGGCGGCCTGTTCAAGAAGACGGTGAAGGGCAGCGCCGGGATCTCCACCGACGGCGGCACGGTCAGCGCCGGCAGCGCCAGCGGCACGAACGCGACGGTGAAGGGGCAGGCGGGTACGCTCGCCGGCAGCGTTGCATCCGGCCTCCAGTCGATCGCCGACCAGCTCGGCGCGGTGATCAGCGGATCGTCCAACGTTCAGATCGGCGTCTACAAGGACAAGCTGCGCGTCAGCACCAACGGCACGCCGATCGGCGGGAAAGGCTCGGTCGGCGCGCAGACCTTCACCGACGAGACGGCCGCGATCAAATATGCGATCCAGGACGCGCTGCAGGATGGCGTGCTGTCCGGGATCAGCTCGGCCAGCCTCAAGATCCTCCGGTCCGGTCAGGATCTGGAACGCGCGCTGAGCAAGGCGCTGATGATCGAGGCGGTGCCGAAGGACCTCAAGGCGATGCTCGATCCGGTCGGTGCCGCGATCGACGAGCTGAACCGCAAGTTCCAGAAGACGGTCGATGCCCTCAAGGAAGGCGGCGCGTCGGCCGAGCAGATGGCGCAGGCGCAGCGGCTCTACGACCTGCAGCTCGATCAGGTGAAGAACAGCACGGCCGCGGCAAGCCAGGGGCTGAAGGACTTCCTCGCCAGCATGAAGATCGGGTCCAACTCGCCCTATTCGCTGCGCGATCAGGAGACGTCGGCGAAGGCGGCGCTGGCGCCGTTCCTCGCGCAGATCGAGGCCGGGCAGTCGATCGACCAGTCCAAGTACCAGGCGGCCGCGCAGGCGTATCTCGACATCGAGCGGCAGCTGTACGGCTCGACGCAGGCCTATTTCGACCAGCTCGACGCGGTGCAGGCGGCGACGAACAAGGCGATCAGCACGATCGACAATGCCAAGCCGATCGGCGGATCGGTCGAGAGCCCGTTCGCGAAGGCGACCGCCGATAGCGCGGCAGCGACGGCCGCCGCGGTCAAGACGGCAAACGAGATGGCGCAGGATACGCAGGCGATCCTGCTCCGTATCGCCGCTGCTGCGGAGGCGAATGGCGGCTATATCGGCGTCAACGACTTCATCGGCACGCAGCGGGCGTTCGCCTGATGCCGGCGCTTCCCGCCGATATCGCCGCGGCCACGCGTGAGGTCGCGATCTCGACCTGGTCAGACCCGGCGATCGCCGCCCGCTACCCCGCCGCGCGCGACGGCTCCGTGACGCCGGCGACCGGTTATTTCGACCGCGCGGCCGACGCGCAGGCTATCATCGATTCACGGGGCGCGCTGATCGGCGTCGAGCGCAGGCGGTTCGCCGTCACCGCGCAGGATCTCGTCTGGCCGGACCCGGCAGCCGGTATCCCGACCGCACGGCTCATCGATGACGAGCAGCGCGCCGACGGCGCCTTCCTGGTGGCGCGGGTCGAGCTCGACCTCGACGCCGAGACCAGCTCCTTCGAACTGTTCGGGTGAACCATGGCCAATGCGTGGATCCTACCGCCGCTGGCGATGAGCGGCATCACCGTGTCGTCGGCCGCCCTGGGCGCCGGCGCTTACATGGGGAACGACTATGCCGGCGTCGTCTGGCGTTCGGCCGCGGGCGATGTCGCGACGATCATCGTCGATCTCGGCACCGATCGGGCGCTCGATACGCTGATGCTGTTCGGCGTCGACGGTACCGCGATCGATGCGGCGACGCTGGAAGTCCGCCTCGCCACCGCTGCGCAAGGGTCGAACTTTGCCGCCGGCAGCTTCTGGGCAGCGCCGGTGCAGCCGCTGCTCTCCGGTGACCGGCTCGCCAGCGGCGCGGGTGTGGCAATTGCATCGTGGGGCGCGCCGGCGCCGGCCGCGGCGCGCTATCTGCTGCTCCGCATCGCCGGCATGACCGCCGGTGGCAGCGTCCAGATCGCACGGATCGTCGCTGGCAAGCGGATCCAGCTCGCCCGCAACTTCGGCTATGGGGCCGCCTTCGGCGTCCGCGATCTCGGCAGCCTCGACTTCACGCGCCGCGGCGTGCTGCAGCGCGCCCGGGGCAAGAAGCTCCGCACGGTCGGCGTCACCTTCTCCAACATCAACCGCGACGAGGTGGAGGCGTACACGCAGCCGCTGCTCGAGCGCATCGGCAATACCGAGATGGTCGCGCTCGTCACCGATCCGGCCGACGTCGCCCAGCGCCAGGGGCGGTGCTATTTCGGCCCGCTGGTCGGCGACCTCGGCCATACGTGGCGCAAGGCGCAGCTGTTCGAAGCCAAGGCCAACCTGGTCAGCATTTTCTGATGCTCGGCGTCGTCGTCCAGATCGACGGGTTCGATCCCGTCCTTGCGCAACCGGTGTCGCTGCGTGCCGCCAGCCATGACGATCCAGCTGTCTGCCATATCGGCGGAGGTGAACCGTGGTGGCCGGCGCTTATCAAGCTGCCGACGCTGCGATACGACCTGTTCGACGGCGCCTTCGGTGGCGATATCACCGCGCCGTCGTCATCGCTGACAATCGCGGCCGCGCCCTGGCCGAACCTCGGCCGCTATGCTCTGGCCGATGCGCGGCTGCAGCTGTGGACCGGCGACGTAGGCGCACCATGGGGATCGTGGACGCTGCGCTTCGACGGGCGGGTGTCGGAGCAGCCGGAGCTTGCCGACGGCACCGCCTCGATCAACTTCGCGGTCGACGATCGCTGGCTCGATGCGGCGCTGCTCGCCACCTATGCCGGCACCAGCGGACCGGAAGGTACCGAGGCGCTGAAGGGGCAGCCCAAGCCGCTGGCGCGGGGCGCACCGCGTTATGCCGCCGGCACGCTGGTCGACAACATCAACACCGTATTCCAGCTGTCCGCGTATGGGCCGCTGCACGGCTTCGAAGCCGGGCTAGAGCGACTCGCTCGGTTCGGCGTTCCGGCCGGTGACTTTCCAAGCTATGCCGCGCTGATCGCAGCCAATGTGCCGGCGGGACGCTGGGCGACGGCCAAGGCGGTCGGCATGGCCCGTCTTGGCGCACCGCCGACCGGGCAGATCAGCTTCCTCATCGCCGGCGATGAGGGCGGTTCGAACGGCTGGGCGCGCCTGCCCGGGCAGGTCATTCGCCGGCTTGCGCTGCTGTCGGGCGGTGCCGGCAGGATCAACGATGCGTCGCTAGACGCCCTGGATGCCGCACGGCCGTACAATCTGTCGATCTACGTCGACCAGCAGACGACCGCCCGTCAGCTAATCCAGCAGATCGCCGCGAGCGTGAACGCCGTCGCCGGCATGTCGTGGACCGGCCAGCTGTTCGTCGTGCCGGTGGGGATCGGCGTGCCGAGCCTGACACTTGCTGCGGACGGGTCGGCGCTGCCGCCGGTCGGCTCGGTCAAGCAGGTGGGGATCGCCTCACCCTTCCAAAAGCTGGCGATCGGCGCGGCCCGCGCATGGACGGTGCATGCGCTATCCGACATCGCCTTCACCGCGACGCTGGTCGAGCTCGGCACCTATGCGGACGGCACGACGTATCGCGAGGGCAACATCGTCAGCCTCGCAGACGGATCGCGCTGGCTCTACATCGCCGCCACAGCCAGCGCTGGACATGCGCCGCCCGCCGGAACGGCTGGCGACGACTATTGGGCGAACCTCAGCGCACCGATCGCCGGCACCTCTACCTATGAGGATGGCACGCCGCTTGAGGATCTGAAGCCCGCCCAGCCTGGGGCGGATGTCACCGGCGACCACAAATCGGCCGACACCAACGCAGTGGGCGGCAGGCCGGCCGCAGAGATCAACGCCGCGATCGACGCCGCCAAGCAGACGATCGACGACCTGATCGAGCGTATCGACAACATTCAGGCGGGCGGTGGCGGCGACCTCTCGCAGCAGGTCAACGCGGCCAATGCCGCCCGGGATGCGGCACGCGAAGCGCGTGATCAGGCGCAAGCCGCCTATGCCGCTGCCGATGCCGAGGCGGATCGAGCCGGCGATTTCGCGGCTCAGGCTGCAGCGTCGAAAGGGCTGGTCGATAAGGCCCAGGCGCTTTCCGAAGCCGCGCGAGCACTTGCCGAGCAAAAGGCAGCCGAAGCGGCGCAGTATGTCGCCAGCGCAGAAGGGTTCGCCCGGACCGCCAGCGGTCAGGCGACCGTCGCCACCCAGAAGGCGAACGAAGCCGTCCAGAGCGCCAGCACGGCGACGGCGTCGGTAGATCGCGCCACGACAAAGGCGGCGGAGGCCAGCGTGTCCGCCGATCGAGCGGCGCAGTCCACGTCGAGCGCGGAAGGATCAGCCGCTGCCGCTGCCAGCTCGGCGCAGGTCAGCGCGATCGCGCGCGATGCCGCCCAGGCAGCGCTCGCTCGTCAGTTTCCGCCGACGCTCGATCCGGCCGGCCGTACCGCGTACAGCGTCCCGGCGCGCATAATTGGGCCTTCAGCGGATTGGCCGCAGCCGTACATCGTGCAGGCCGATGCCGGCCAGATCGGCGGCGAGCAGTACGTGCTGTTCAACCGCCTGCTGCCGCGCATCGCAGGCCGCCGATATCGGGTACGCGCATGGGGCTTTTCCTATGCGACAAACGTCGTCTTCTTTCTTGGCCTTTATGGTTCGCCAACGGACAGCCCGGCTCAGGCGAACGCCTATCATGGTGCGCTGAGCAACGGCGGGGTGCCATACAAACCGAATAATCAACTCGGCGTCGGATCTGGCTTCTTCGTGCTGGAGGGCGAGTTCCGTACCGACGACGCGGCCGGCAGCGCCTTCCTTGACCCGCGCATCGTCTTCGCTCCGGATGACGGATCACCGAATAACGGCGTCATTCACCTCACCGGCATCGAGCTTACCGACATAACCGAGTCGAGCGTGGCGCGGGGCTATGCAGAGGCGGCTTCGACGAGTGCGTCGAGCGCCTCGGCATCCAACGACCAAGCAGGGCAGCGCGCATCGGCAGCCGAAACGTCGCGGCAGTCGGCCGCTGGCTCGGCCGGCGAGGCGCTGGCCTACCGGAACACGACCGCCGATTACATGAACAGTGCGGCGGGAGCGGCGTCTATCGCGACGAACGCCGCTGGAGTGGCGGCGTCGGCACAGGGTAGCGCCGAACGGGCAGCCGTTGCCGCATCGGGCAGCGCCAGCACAGCCTCCGCCAGCGCCGATCGTGCCGGTGAGCAGGCGGCGGCGGCTGACGGCTTCCGCAACCAGGCGCAGACGTCGGCAGGTCAGGCTGAAGCTGCGCGCGCCTCGGCCGCCACCAGCGAGAGCAATGCGGCCGGATCGGCGAGCAGCGCGGTCGATAGCGCTGCCTTGTCCGCATCGGCGAGCACGGCTTCGCAGCGGGCACTCGCGCGTCAGTTTCCGCCAACCCTCGATCCGGCCGGCCGGACCGCGTACAGTGTTCCAGCGGCGATCATCGGTCCGGGTGCCGGATGGCCACAGCCGTACATCGTCCAGGCGGTAGCAGGCGAAATCGGCGGCGAGCGCTACGTCCTGTTCAACTCGCTACTGCCGCGCCTGGCTGGTCGCCGGTACCGGGTGCGGGCATGGGGCTTCTCCTACGCGACCAACGTCGTCTTCTTCCTTGGCCTCTACGGTTCGCCGACGGACAGCCCGGCGCAGGTGAACGCCTATCATGGCACGCTGAGCAACAGCGGGGTGCCGTACAAGCCGAATAATCAACTCGGCTCCGGTTCCGGCTTCTTCGTGCTGGAGGGCGTGTTCAACACGGACGACGTAAACAGCGCCTTCCTCGACCCACGAATTGTCGTCAGCCTCGACAGCGGCTCGGCGAATAACGGCGTCATCCATCTCACCGGCATCGAGCTGACCGACATCACCGAGTCCGCATCGGCTCGGGGCTTCGCAGAGGCGTCGGCGAGCAGCGCCACAAGCGCTGCGGCATCGAACGACGCGGCCGGCGCGCGCGCGTCAGCGGCGGAAACGTCGCGGCTGGCAGCCGAAACCGCGCGCGGAAGTGCCGAGGCGGCACGCGATACCGCCGTCACGTCGAGGAACGATGCCGCCGGCTCGGCCAATGCCGCCGCCTCGTCGGCGACGCTGGCGGCGGCGTCGCGCGACACAGCACAGGGGCATGCGAGCGCCGCGGCCGGCAGCGCCAGCGTTGCGCAGGCCAGTTCGGGTGCCGCGGGTAACAGCGCGTCGGCTGCCGAGCAGTCTCGCCTCAGTGCCGAAGCGGCCAACGGGGCGGCGCAGTCCGCTGCTGGTGCCGCGAACAGTCTGGCCGTGGCGGCAGATGGCAGCCGCGCGCAGGCGCAGCAGGCGGCGACGCTCTCCGCCAGCTACGCTCAGAATGCTGCCGACAACGCCGCGCGCATCGCGCAGATTGATGATGCCTTGTCCAACGAGGTCGGCGCATTGGCCCGCCGCACTACCGACGTGGAAGCCAAGGCTGGCGATGCGGTCAGCAAAGCGACGATCGCCCAGAGTGCGGCGGGCGATGCGACCGGCAAGCTGGCGGCGGCTCGTGTCGAGCTGATCGCGATGTCGCCCGGCGGGAGGGCCGCCGTCACGGTGCGGTCCGATACCAACAATGGCGCAGGCATCGATCTCGTCGGTGATGTTCGGGTGGCCGGTGATCTGATTGTCGATGGCACGGTCATCACGTCAAAAATTGCGCTCAACAACGTCACCAACAGCGCCGTCCTGTCGGGCCTGGGCGGCTTCGGGGTCAGTCCGCAGAACAGCGGTGAGACGCCGCGCTTGTCGATCGCCAGCACAGGCGGAACGATGAAGATTGATGTCCAGGCGGACGGCGTGCGCAGCTCAGGGGCAGGCGTGCTCCGCGTCCAGCTGTGGGCGGCATACAGTGCGGGCGAGGTCGCCTTGTCCCGTCTCGTGGCCTTCTCGCCGTCCAACTCGGCTCAGCCGGTGTCATTCTTCGCGATCAGCAGCTTTCCGGCTGGTGAGACCGTCCAGCTCTTCCTGCGGCTCAGCGCGGACAATTCGACGTGGAGCTATAACGGCGGTGTGATTGCCGCAACGGAGTTCAAACGATGAACGAGTTCTGGGTGGTCTACGATCAGGCGTCCGGCGAGGAACTGTACCGCGGCAGCGGTGCGCCTGGCACAAGTGCCTACCAGATGCTGCCTGATGGTGCTGCCCTGATCACGGTCTCAATGGCAGTGGTCCGATCGCCAGTGCTCGATCTTGCCGCCCTGCGCGTCGACCTTTCGACGCGGATCGATGCCGAAGCCGAGCGGGTGCGGGCGTTGTTCGTGACGGCGCTGCCGGCCCAGATTGGCACCTATGTGCTGAAGGAGGCAGCAGCGCGCGCCTGGCTGGCGGACAACAGCGCGCCGACGGTGATGCTGCAACCAGAGGCGACGGCGCGGGGCATGACCCTCGAAGCACTGGCCGCGGAGGTCATCTCAAACGCGGATAGCTGGGCCTTCCTCTCAGGCGCGATCGAGGGGCTGCGGTTCGACGCCAAGTCGAAGCTGGCCGCCGCCACGACCGTCGGTGCGGCCGCACAGGCTGCCGCAATCGACTGGTCAACGATCGGGCAGGTTCATGCGTGAGCGCTTCTGGCTTGGCCTTCGCCAGCTGCTCGTCGCCATGGATCAGCTCGTCTACATCCTGATCGCCGTGCCGATCTACGTGCTCGCCGGCGGCCCAACCCCGTCGGCTGACGAGACGATCTCCAGCCGTGTCGGGCGCGCTGCGATCAAGGGGCACCGCTGGGGGCTGATCCTTGAGGCGATCATCGATCGCCTCTTCCTGATCCTCGGCAGCGAGCCGGGTCACTGCCGGCGCAACGTCGAGACCGCATTCCGCGGCTGCGCTCCGATCGCATGAAAGGACGCACCATGAACATGACCGCTGCGCCTGCACCGCCTCGTTGGCTGGCGTGGATACCGCTGATTACCGCTGCCGGCCTGATCATCGGCGCCTTACTCGCCTGCGGCGGCTATATCGTCCAGCTGCGCGAGCACGAGCGGCGCATTGTCGCGCTTGAAGCCCGCGACGAGCAGCTGCGCGCGATCAACGATCGTACGACGCGCATCGAGGCGAAGCTCGAGGTTCTCACCCCGCCGGCGGTGAGGGTGCCATGATTGAGGGCGGCTATCTGATCATCCTTGCGAGCGTCGCCATGATGTTCGTGCATGCCGCACCTGCCACTGCCCACGCGCTGCGCCGGCCTGTCCGGATGCTCGGCTGCGGTATCGTGCTGCGGACCGCGTTTCCGCTCATTGCGGCACCAGCGCCGCGCTTATCAACGCTGGTTGAGCAGGCTGACGCGGCCCTAGATCGCGACGCTCTGATGCGCGGCGTCCGCGGCGTCACCGCTACTTACGACCAAGCCTGATCGCCGGCGGCCGATCGCCGCCACCCAAGGAGATACCGATGACCATCACCGACGCCATGCGTCGGGCGCGTGACCTGTGGTCCCGCGCCTGGCCGCTGTGGTCCGTGCGCATGTCTGCGCTCGGCGCCATCCTCACCGGCCTCGCGGCCGCCGCTCCCGACACGCTGCTCCAGATCTGGAACGCGCTGCCCGCCGAAGTCGTCGCGCTCGTGCCGCCGTCGATCGGCCGCGTCATCCCGACCCTGCTGTTCATGGCAACCATCGCCGTCCGCCTGATCCCGCAGAAGCCCGCGGCCGAACGGCAGAGCCTGTGGAAGTCGATCAGCGGCAAGGTAAAGCCGAAGGCCGCCGGCGGCATCGTCGCGGCTGCGCTCCTGATGATCTCCAGCGTGATCGCCGTCGAGGGCGGCTATGTGAACCACGCGGCCGACCCGGGCGGCGAGACCAACATGGGCATCACGAAGCAGGTGGCGGTTGCCGTCGGCTACGTCGGCCCGATGCGCACGCTGCCCCGCGGCGTCGCCGAAAGCATCTATTACGACCGGTATCTGGTCGCGCCTGGCTATGCCCCGCTGATCGCGATCGACGCGGCCGTCACCGAGGAGCTGTTCGATACGACCGTGAACATGGGCCCCGGCCGTCCCGGGCGCTGGTTCCAGCTGTCGATCAACAGCGGGTGCGGCACGAAGCTGACGATCGACGGCCGCGTCGGTCCGGCGACGATCGCCAGCTACAAGGCGTGCCAGGGCAGGGTGGGGGCTGCCACCCTGTGCGGCGTCACGCTCGATCGCCTCGATGCCTATCAGCGTGCCGAATACGAGCGCCTCGTCCGCGTCAATCAGGACCTTCGCGTCTTTCTGCGCGGCTGGGTCACGCACCGCATCGGCAACGTCGACAAGGCGCGCTGCCGGGCGGCCGCCGCATGACGCACGCAAGGATCCTGATCGGCCTCGGCCTGGTCCTCGCCGTCGTCGCGATCGTCGCGACCGTCTTCCACAAGGGCGAGACCAGCGGCGCGGCCGCGGTCACCGTGAAAGCGGCGAAGGAGCATGGCGCAGCCGTCACCGACGCCCGGGCCGATGAGCGTGCCGCTGGCGACGTCGCCGCCTCGATCGCGGGCAGCGTCGCCCGCTCGGACGCCCTGACCGACACCCTGGTCAAAACCACCATCAAGGATCTTCGCGATGCGCTTTCCGCCGTCCCGCCTGCCGCTGCTGGCGAGCCTCTCCCTGCTGCTCCTGTCGACCGCCTGCGCGACAGCCTCAACGCCGGCATCGATCGCGCGAACCGAGCGGGCGCGGATGCCGGCGCTGAGCCCTGAGCTGGTGAAGCGCGAGCGGATCGATCCGCTCGAGGCGAAGCCGTCGGGCGATCTGGTGACGATCGACCGGTCGATCCTCGGCGAGCTGGTCGAGCGGTTCGCCGAGGCACTGGCGGCGATCGCGCGGGGGAACACCCGCGCTGCTGGCGTCGAGCTCGAGCGCCGCTGCACCAGCGCCATTCTGACGACCGGCACCGCCCCAGCCGACTGCCCGCGCTGACACCCTGATCTGAAGGATCGCCCATGAAGACCATCCTGCTGTTCGATCCGCGCTTCCCGGATCGTAAACCCCTCCGGCTGACCGTCGATGACGCCATCGCCTCGGCAGCCGTGCGTTCCGGCGTCGCCGCGGCGGCAAGCCCGGCGGATGCGGGTGCGCTGACCGTTGGTGGCCAGTTGGATGCGGGATTGCTGACCGAGGTCGTGTTGCAGCATGGCGCGAACAATGGCGCGCTGACCCGCGTCGTGTTGCCCTTCAGCGTCATTCTTGTCGCCGCGGGCCTGGGGCTGGCAGCGAGCATCGGGGCACCGCTCACCGGCGTGATCGTCACCCCGCCGCCAAAGCCGACGCCGACCATCGCGTTCGCGAATTCGACCGTGATGATCGCCGAAGGCAATAGCGGCACCAAGATCGTCTCGAACACCATCAACGTCGACCGCCAAGGCGTTACCGGCGTCCTGACGATCAACCTGACCTATGGCGGCACCGCGACCAGCGGCGTGGACTATGCGGCGGGCGCTGTGTCGCTCACCTTGGCAGATGGCGTCAGCAGCGGCAGCTTCGATCTGACCATCAACGGCGATACGACCGTCGAGCCGGACGAGACGATCATCATCACCGCGGCCCTGGCGGGGTACGCTGCGACTGCCAGCAAGACAATCACGATCGGCAACGACGACACCGCGGGCGCGACCCTGACCCCCTACGCTTTGTCCTCGGAAGCGCAGTCGGTCGGTGCCACCAGCGCCTATTCCACCGCCACGCCCAACCGCATGAACCGGCTCGACCGGCTCATCACGCGCATGAAGGCGACCGGAGCATGGGGCAAGCGCACGGCGCTGTACCTGCTCGGCGACACCGAAGCGCAGTATCAGGTCAACGTCGCCAACCCCGGCACCTATGATCTATTGAAGGTTGGCACGCCCACCTACCACGCCCGCGTCGGCGCGAACGGGTTCGCCAGCGCCAGCTATTACGACACGAACATCGGTATCGCCGCGCTGAACCCGAACAGCATCTCGTTCGGCTTCCGCACTGATACGGCAACGACCAGCACCTCCATCCCGGACATGGGTTGCACGGACGCCAATGGCGGCGTGCTTCTGTTCGGTGTCGGCGCAGGGAGCCGGACGAACGCTCGCGTCTTCGCTGCAACAGTCAGCGGCGCTGCTACCAGCGGCCTTTACGGTGCCGGCTTCATATCGGCGACCCGCGAGGACGCCACCACTGTCCGCCTGGTGCATAACGGCATCGTCATCGAGAGCGCCGCTGCGCCATCGTCGGCGCCGGCTGCGAACCTGTCGATTGCGATCGGCAAGGCCAAAGGCACCACGTCGGGTAGCAATCGCCTCATCAGCAGCGCGTTCGTATTCCAGGGCCTCACGGCTGCGCAGGAACTGGACATGTGCGCTGCCATCCTCGACTACGAATATTCGGTCAAATACGGCGACGTGATGCTGTACCCGGCTGGCGTCGGGGCCTCCACGCTCAATGTCGACCTGTGCATCTACGGCTGCACCCTGTCGGGCGTCATTGCCGCCTATCACGCCCGTCGCCGCGGTCTGACGGTCGCGCTGATCGGGCACCGGGGTTGTGAGACGGTGTGGGATATCGGATCGATGCCGACCAGCGGCCTCGACTGGATCGACGTTCAGACGAGCAACAGCCCGTCCGGCATATTCCGCGACATGTTGTCGTGGATCAACACGACGATCATCCCCGGCAGCGTCAACAGCGGTACGCAGGCAAACATGTCGCCGGAACCGCGCTATTGGTCGGCTGCCATCCGGCGAATGCTCGATCCGGCCCGCGCTTCCGGCGCGCTCATCCCCGGCCAGAACATCCCCGTTTACATGAGCACCGGCATCGCGTCGGTGAGCAAGACCGGTGCGGCGATCACGTCCATGACCACGAACGACGGGCGGGTCATCAACGCCAAGATGTTCATGGGGCAGGATGACGTAGGCGAGTTCGCCTTCATGGCCGGCCTGCCCGTCATCACGGGCCGTGAGGCTGTGGACGGCACGCCCGGCGAGGCAACCAACGGCTTCCGCGCCGTGGCCAGCCTGCCGAGTGACGGCACCAGCAACCTGACGATCGACCCGTATCTAACACCCGGCGATGCGGCGAGCGGCTTGCTGCCTGACGTGGTGCAAATGCCCGCGTTGGCGGCAGGGGCGCGGGATCTCGCGCAGCAGTCGATGAACTATCGCCTGACGTTCACAACCGATCTTAGCCGCATGGCGCCGCTCGATAGTACAGTTCCCCGGAACTATTCGGCGGCACGCTATGAGCGGTTCGGGCGCATGTTCGCGGCTTCGACGGCGCTCGGCAACACCTACCCCCTGTCGCAGATGTTCAAGCTCGATACGCTGCGCGACGGTGCTCTGTTCGACATCAACAACGGGGACGGAAACATATCGTCGGACGTTCCGCAGGGTGGCCTCTATTTCGGCGCGGCGCAGAACAACACGACGCAGCGTGATGCGGTCGTCAACGACATCAACGACTACATTCGGGGTCTGTTCTACTGGCTGCGCTATTCCGGCGACAGCCGCATCCCGGCCTCGTTCCTCACGTCGCTCGCCGCCTATGGGTACGATGCCCTGAGCCATCTCGACCCCGGCTCGAACCCGACCAACAAGCTGTTCTTCCCGAACCGCGTGTATGTTCGCGAGGCGACGTGGATGCTGAAGAACACCGGGTTCGTCTTCAACGGTAACGACCTCGCCGCGGTCGATGGCACCACACCCCGTTCGCTGAAGACCATTTCGCTCATCAACTATCGCGCCGACGTTCACGCCCTGCGCTGCGTCAATGACGGCGGGGTGCTGAAGGTACAGGGCGGGGTGCAGGGTGGTCCCGGTGGCGGGACCGATCGCCGCGGACCATGGCCGCTGGAATGCTCGGTCCCCGACAAGGCGAACTGCACCAACTTCCTGACATCGACCGGTCCGAGCATGACGAAGGTTGCTTGGTCTGCGGCCCGGATGGAGCCGTCCATCGGCGCTGCGGCGGAGAGCCTTGCCGAGGTGGCCTATCACGCGATCCAAGCGAACATCGCGGTGCAGGATGTCGACTACGGCACCGACACAACTGGCGTTCGCGGCGCGCTGCTGACCAACACGGACGGTAAGAAGCTCGATCTCCCGCAGGTGAATTGATGCGCCTCGCCATCTTCATCGCCGCGATGCCCGCGCTGCTGATCGTTGCGCTCGACCCATCCACGGATTGGCACCTCGGTCGGGGCAGCATTCAACATGGAGGAGCGGAACAATGACCGGCAAAATAGGCGTCTGCATCCAGCCTGATACGACGGGACCCATGCAGCATATCGACAAGGCTATCGCGGCCCTGCGGTATGTCGGCACCGATACCCTTCGCATCCGCGCGCCGATCGTCGGCAGCGACAGCTACCGGCGCATCTACGCGCCGCTTGCCAAGGCGGGGTTCCGCTTCCTGTTCACCCATGCGCCGGGCAAAGACCCGGGGGCGGAGGTGGCTGCCATGGCGGCGATCGGCGCGGATCGCGTGGTCGGTTACGAGGGACCAAACGAACCGGACCTCAATACGGTCACGTTCGGCGGCATCACCGACGCCCGGCGCAAGGGCAGCACCTGGGCGAAGGCAGACGCGGCGCTCGCGCTGACGCGGGCGCAGCGTGATGCGCTGCGAGCCGATCCTGCCTTCGCTCACACGACCATCGTGGCGTTCAACGACTGGTTCCAGAAGCAGCAGAAGCCGTTCACCAGCGTCGCCAACGCCCATATCTACCCGGCAGGCAAGACGCTGCGCGATATGGCCTCGACGGTGGCGGCGCGGGTCAGGGCGCATGGCCGCGGCAAGATCTGGCTCACCGAATGGGGCTATACCAACGGCGCTGGCACGGCGTTCCGTGAGGTGTCCGAGGAGGATCAGGCCGCACGCCTTGCCGGCGATATCGCTTGGATCAACGGTCGCAAGGATATCGAGCGCGCCTTCATCTACACGCTCGTCGATTATCCCGGTGACGGCGAGTTTAACCGGTTCGGCCTGTTCAATGAGGACTGGTCGCCGAAGCCCGCTGCACATGCCGTTCGAGCAGCTCTTCGCTGATCATCAGCCGGCAGTGACTCACTAAGGCCAATCTGCAGCGGCACAGCCAGCCCGCCGGAACCTCGTCTCCAAAGTTTGCCCCCCCCACCCGCCGATGCCAGCGCCGGCGACGTGGGCGGCCGTCTTTTATTCAGCAGAAAGGAGGTGATTTCACATGCGTTATTGGAAACCCGGCCGCCCGACCCGCGGCTGAACGATGCGCCGGCGGAGGAGGCTTCCTCCGCCGCTGTCTTCGGCATCCGCTCGCCGGTGCGACCGTACGAGGGGAATGAAGCCCGCTCTTCCATCCGCGGACCGATCGTTAGGTATCGAGTGGGTATGCCGTCAGGTTGATCCGCGGAGAGGCATGGGTACGGTCTGGGTACTGTTACGCCCTAACGAGGACATTTTCGCTTCTGGCGCTAATGCGGACGAAGCGACGCATTGCTACCCCACTTGGCGAAACCATGCTATCGTGCGGTATCGCTAGCTATCCCCTGGGCGCTACCGGCTGAGAGACGATCGTGCTCCCGCTCAGAATGGGATGTGCATCTTGACCCAGCTAATGGAACTCGCGATGGCGCGCGAAGATCTGCTCACAAGCGTACAGTCTTCATTGACGCGCACGCGGGATGCTCTGGCCAAATCGGAGCTGAGGATGGACTTGCCCCGCTTAAGTGGAGAGGCATTTGCTCAGCGTGACACGGTTCGTTCGAACTGTGCCGGGCTGGTGTAGTCGAGCGCGGAATGACGCCGGACCGGGTTGTAGAAGCCGTCGATATAGC